AATACTATACTTGGAGCCAAGCAATAACTATAAACAATCCATCTGCCACTGATAGTTCTTTTACTCTGAGTGGAAATGAAACAGCTAAATTTAAAGAAGGTTGGAGGGTATTTGACTTCATTGACTCAGATCCTTCAATAGGTGATGAATATTTCTCCTATCTTATTCTTAAAGTAGTTTATGACTCTGATGAAGATGAGACTAATGTTTGGATGGATGAACTCTTCCATACTAATGAACCAGAAACTGTTTATGGAGATATAAACCTATCTACTACTCACGATAGTCATGAAACTGTTGGTGAGCAGGAGATATACAATAAAAATATTTATAAGATACTTAATGACTGTAGAGATGTGTTGTTACGATTAGGTTTACGACGTGCTGATATACCTGTTGGTTTGTATGAAGGTGATACTATGCCTGATTATTTTTCTCATAGTGAGCCAACACACGCAGAATTAATAACATATATAAATGAAAATGCTGCTAATTGGTATAGAGGAGAAGAGAATACTGGTAGTACAGTAACATGGACAGAAGAATTCTCTATTGCAATAGGAGGATTAACTGCTGGTGACACAAGCATAGAACAAACTGTTTCTCATTGGGCAAAAGCCAGTATACTTTTAACTTTGCCATTTGATCTTAGAGGCACTTCAACAAAAATATACACATATATGAAAGCATATCCAGTCATTGCGGATAAAGGCCCAGGCATTACTTTGCCTATGTGGAGCGTAAAAGGAGTTCTTAATTTAGATTTGGACAGCCCTCCCGCATCATGGTTAGCAGAAAAGCCATTTACAGAGTTTATCAGTTATGGAGTTGTAGAACTTGCTGACAATGCTAATTTAGACTTCTCTACTTATAACCCAGACGATGGCACTTATGACTTTAGATACCTTGTCGATCAAGAATATGAATTCTTTCCCTCAGAATTTCTTGGAGGAGTTAATTTTCAGGAGAGTCAAGCTGTTTGTTCATTATATAATAGTAACAATATAGCTATCTTACCTGATTTGGATGAGGTAGGTGAAGTATTTGGACGTGGATACGAGAGGGCTGATTATGGCCTAGAAGACTCATCTGCTGATACTACACCTCCAGCAGGAGAACCTGAATGGGAGATAGAACCATACATTTATGCTAGAAATTATGATCCATCTGGGCAATCATTAACATTCTTTAAAGATGTAGAGCCAGAGTGGGGAATAAAAGCTAAAGCACAAATACAATCTGATCTACAAGGTAATGGCGTATTTTACATATTTGACTATAATCAACAAGATCCATCTTCTGAAACCCCAGTCTATCCTGACAAGATGGACTTAGAACAAATAGAGCAAGGATATGATGAGATACTCGACATGGGAGTAGGAGCTTCTCCTGGAGACAATGACGATGCATGGTTAGCATTTGATAATTTTATAACTACTTGGCAAGCTACACTCAATAGTAGAGATAACGCTAGCCAATTTATAGGTAATCCAGATGACAATTATAATACTCCAACAGATCCTATTCCTTTAGCATTTGGTTCACCTATAGAAGATCCATCTTTTGATTTAGGTGTTGTCCCATTTTTCCCTTCTGTAGGGAGATGGAAAACTGTTGAAGGACTGGGTACTAGTCCATTAGAAGAAACTTTTGATTTCGTAGACTATTATTGGGTGGCTACAGATTTGCCTTATACTGATTATCCACAGTTAGAATTTAAAATAGAATATTTTTATATTGGCGCTCCTCTTCCTATCCCTGGATGGAATACCCTCTTCGACTACGGAGATGCTGTCCCAACTCCACCAGCAGGTGCTCCAGCAGAGAGTAAGACAGCTGGGAACTACTGGATACCTACAGCAGATATACCAATGGTGGCTGCACCTGCATTTAGAATAACATTTAGAAATGCTAATCAAACAGAAGGTATGTCAATAGAGGATACACCTTAAAGGAGAAATATTATGAGCGGCTGTGGATGTGGTAGGACTAATAATAAAAGAAAAAAGTTAAAAAGAGAAATTCGAGAAAAGAATAGAATTAAAAGAGAGAGAAAATAATGGCAGATTTAAGATATATTAGTAAAAACTATAGAATAGATATTCTTATTGACAAAAATGATATAGATAGTACTGACGTAGTACTTCTATATGATAATAATGATCCTAGTAATCCTACTTTATTAACTACTATAAACAGTGTAGAAACAGATGATGATCCTTCTTTTGGAGATTCATATCTTTTTTCTTATACTGCTGTAGCTAATAAACCTGGAGTATTCTCATTTTTCTACACGACAAGAGATCTCTCCAACAATGAGGGCAGTATAGCTTCTTCACTTTCTCAGGAAATATGTTTAACTCCTCAAGCGCCTAGTGTATTATTATTTGATGATTTAATTTTTGGAGGAAATACTTCAGGAGATTTTAGTTCAGAAGAAGAGTTCCAAACAGTATTCCATTATGAGATTTCAAATATTTCAAATATAGAAATAGATGGTGACTACGCTATAGATGATACAGATATAGGAGTAGATACTCCGTCAGATGGAGACTACATCTATTATAGAACGTATACTAATACTACCTGCTCTACAGAGAGTGCTGACAGTGATGACTTAGCTATTGTTATAGATACATCTGTCCCATCTCAAGTACCTCTTGCAGATGCTACTAACGTATTCTTAGATAACTCTATTGACGGATCATTTTTGCTGAGATGGAACTACAATGATCCTACAGGAGATCCTATTGATTCATTTAACATATATGTTGATAGTGATGGAGATCCTAGTGCGGATAATTTTACTTTAGATGGCACTGCAAATTTCCATACTATTACAAACCAATTTACTTACACAACTACGACTAATCCTGATGGATTATTTGTTTATTACAAAATCGTACCTGTCTCTGGTGTAAATGAAAGAGATAATGATGTTATTATTTCAGGGATTGCTGATGCAAACCCTCCAGTCGTAGTGAACCAAGAAATGACTTTAACAATACTTTAATTTTTGCCAATAGGCAAATTCTTTTCTCTCTCCTATGCGGATAGGTGCTTTTTTTATAGGCCTATCCGTATTTTTAATAAAGGAATATATCTTTTTTTCTCGAAATAAAAGATATGAGAAAAGAAAATAAACATCCTAATAATATTGTACCTACTCAACATGATCTAGATATACTTGACATGGCCGTATTTTCTTATATAAAAAAGTATACTAATCATGCATCTTACAATGATCTAATAGGTGATTCTTATATTAGACTAATAGAGATCCTAGAAGAATATGATCCAAGTAAATCTAATAACAAAGATGCTTATATCATTCTTAAAATAAAATGGCATCTTTCAGATCTCCGCAGAAAAAAATTTAAAACAAGAAGAAAAACCAAATTAAAGATATATTCTCTTAATGACACCTTAGATGAAGAGAATGAGTACCTCATAATGTTAGAGAGTAGTGATAAAACTATGGAAGATATCCTTTATGAGCAACAGATTGTTAGGATAGTTAAACAAACTTTTGGAAAGATAAAGAAAAAGCGAAAGAATGATTGGAGTGGTAGAGATATGTTTGATGCTCTTATGTTGAGAATGGAAGGATATACCTACAAAGAGATAGGAAATATGACTGGTTATTCTGAAAGTAGAATTTCACAGATATTCTCTACTATAATTATGCCTAAGTTAGAAGAGGTTCGTAATAAGCTCTTAAATGCTCTGTAGTGGATTTTATACTGTCCCTATGTAATTACACCTATTTCTTGAGATCGTGCCTGTATGCCTATGTGTTGGCCTTAGCCGTACCAACTGGGGTTATCTTTTACTATCTCTGCTTGTATTTCTTTAAACTTTCCTTTTATTCTTACTAAAAGATTATCTGCTGACTTATAATCTTTTAGATTATATTTGTCTATTAGATCATTATATGAAAAACTATTAATGTTATGATCGTACCATATGTTATAATAATCTTTCCCCTTAAACCTCTTTGATGACTCAGATTTTATGATACTTTTCTCTATAAATTTCTTTTTTATTATTTTCTGTAAATAATCTGCATCTAATTTTAGACTAGGATCTTCTTCCTTACTATATGATATAGAAGTTACTAGACTATCATCTTCATCTTTATTTTCCGCATTAAGAGATCTTATTTTAAGTCCATTCTTAATATGTTTTGCTTGCTCTGTGCAATTATATTTACGCATTCCCCCATATTTTAGACTCAAAAAGAAAAATGCTCCCTCTGGAATTGAATCTTTATCTTTTTTTGCTTTCCATGCTCTGGCTGTTTCTAGTAGGCAAACCCACGCTTCCCCTATCATCTCATCTTTTTGTTTTCTAAATTTCCAGCAGTGCTTTGCTAAAGATATATGCATCCATTCGATTTGCTCTTCTGTAGGTTCTACTTTTCTTTCATCTAATCTATTCTGGAGGCATGTCTTGAAGGATGCGTATTTATTAATACTTTTGGACAGTCTATGATATGCTTTATTATATGGCTTGCGTTTTATAGATATCTCTTCTTTATGTTCTTCACGATATGCTTTATTATATTCTTTTCTTTTTATTTTAACTTCTGGTTTACTTGCCCATACCCTATTTCTCTCTCTTAATATTTCACCATTCTTTTTGTAATTTTCTTTTCTCTTTTGTGCAAGCTTCTCTTTATTTTTTAGGCGATAAGCTGCTGATACTTTTCTATTTTGTTCTTTTCTTTTATCTGAGTTAGCCATAGTTATATATCGAAATTTTTAAAAAGAAAAGCCAGCCAGAGCGGCTCTAGTGCTCTGACTGGCTAAAGGAAAATAATCTTGGCTTAAGATTATTAATTATCTTACTAAATTCTTCTTAGTAACTTCTTCCCAGTCACTAAGAATTTTATATACATATTGTGCAGGATGATCTTCATTTTGAGAATCTTTAACTGCTTTAGAACATATGTGAGAATATTCTGTAGAACCGATTACTCTATTATATGTTAAAATATACGGGAACGTTTTTCCTTCTGGATCTGTATTTTTAAATACTTCCATACAAACATATAGATTACAACCTCCTGGATCGTCTATATTCCCTGTATATATTTCTTTTGTAAAGGGAGCTATATTATCCCTACTAACGTTCATCGCCACTTTTATTGTATCTTGTGTGTTAAAATATCTTCTGTCTATCTTATTCATTCTATCTAATATTTTTTCTTGTACTTCTTTATCGTCATCTCCTTTTGTAACAACTACTTCCTCCTGTTTTAATTTAGCATTCTCAATATCTTTTTCTAATATCATAGTTATCATTTTCCTACCTTCAACTACTGTTCTTACTCTAAACATCTTTTTATCTTTATCATAATCAATAATCATTTCTTTTCTCCTATAATTTTATGATTCAATTCATTAGTTCTGACACATCTATGTCGGATTCGAGAATAAACGTCCATAGTTTATTATAGTCCTTCTCAAGCTTCTCAATGTATCTTGCTCTCTCTATCCTCTTATCTTTAATTATCTCGTCCATCCTCTTTATTGATATTTCTCTCATTTCTTGTCTCCTTTAGTTAGTTAATACTATCTGTTTCCAACACTACTTCTTAAATCCTTTTTATTTTTTATTTATTTTTATTTATCGGCAAATAATATTATAAGTCTAATATCTCAAATCTATCTTCTACTGGATCTGTCTTTTCATCTGCTATATGTGAGAACATGTAATTTATTTTGTTAACAGGATCTCCCCTTTTTAGTTGTTGTGGCACTCCATGCCCTGTCAGTGAATCATAAACACTTTCTGTAAGACTATTTATTTCTAAAAAAATGTTACTACATGTATACTCTTTATTATTACTCATTATCTTTGATCCTAACACAAATGGAGGTTTAACTCCTTCCTTTTGAATTTCATAAGTTAACACCATCGAGTCTTTTAGATCGATACCTCTTACCATTTCCTTCTCCTTTTATAAATCTAATATCTCAAATCTATCTCTAACTGCTCCTATGTCATCCCTATTTTTCCTATACTCTTTTGGAATATTAGATATTCTTCTAAGTGACTTATCATCCCAAATATAAATATCTGGATCATCGATACGTATCTCCCTAGTCATCTTAGTGTATCTAACATAGGTATAAAGATCGAAAGCATCCTCAGATTTAGTCTGTATGCTAACTCTCAGCAAATCGAAGCCAATGTCAGCATTAGGTTCTTCTTCCCCTTGTAGGCAATCTGAGGGGCTGTACAGAGCTATATCGAAGTAGGACTTGTCTGTAGGTATATGTTTTGAAGTCCATAGCACATTTCTGACATATATTTTTACATAACTGCTCATTATTCTTTCTCCTTTTTAATTCTCCCATTACCTTTGCAATTCTCCCATTACCTTTGCAATTCTCCCATTACCTCTATCGTTTTATCATTATGTTTTTTAATTTTCTTTATACCTACTAGATATCCGTGTCTATAATATGGTTCTCCAGAAGTTTTAATATTCATACAAAGCTCAATTGATAATCCACTCTTTTTCATATTTTTTAATTCTTTTTTATATTTTTTATCTATTATAAAACTAACTGAAACAGGGCCATATTCTAAGAGGTAGGGGGTGACAGTCTCTATCATGGATTCTACCTCGATAGGTATCTTTTCTTTTCCTAAATAACTTTTTTGTACCATTTTTTCATTAACCATTATTTTTCTCCTTTTCCAAAAAAATGTCTAAACTTTTTTTCATATTATTTACAACCTCTTGTAATACATCTCTTGCGTCTTCCATGCTATATTGCTTAGCAAAAGATTGTTCAATGTAGTATGCGTATGGCCTATATCTTTTATATTCATATTTAACATTCATTAAATCTATATTCAACATTACTACAGCTTGTGAGTCTCCACTAACATCATCTGGCATCAGAGAATGCTTAATTAATATTTCATCTTTTTTAATAGTCTCTAACATAGAATATATAGAAGGAAGATTTCCTCTCACTATATCCTTCTGACTATTATAATAATCTTTTTTTGCTTCTTGTTTGACTATATTCTCAAAAGAAGATATATTATCCATTTCTCTACAGGTATCATCTATCGATTCCTTAAATTTCTTGGTTGCTACTGCTCCCCAATTTTTTTCTTTTATTATTCCTGTAAATTCATTCATAATTCTTTCTCCTTAAAATTCTTTAGTTAATTCTAAAATATCTTTTCTGGTACAGGGAAATACTTGAGTGCCACAAAGAGAATCTATAGTAGCTTTACAAAGTATAGTTTTATCATTTTTGTAAATAGTTATAGTCTTTTTTGATGGTATGTTTTTAGGGACATCAATATATACACTATGAATATTAAGTGTAAGCTCTTTGCCATCTCTAATAATATATCCTCTATCTACATATCCTGTAGTCTCGTAGTCTCCACCTTCATATTCTATATATGGAGATATAGACAATGTTATCTCTGTGTATTTTACTTCTTCCCATTTATAAGATATCATTCCTGCACTTGTAGTTAAATCTTTCATAATTCTTTCTCCTATTTGTAATATTTTTCTTTTCTATTATCTCTGTTTCTGACTATCTTTTTTAATCCCTCTAAAATTATTCATTTATTTTTTCAAGTTGTTTTATTTTTTTAAAAAAGGATGAGCCAACCAAACATATTTCTAAATACTGCTTACCTACAAACAATTCTATTAGTCCTTGTCTGTGTAGATTTAACAACGTTAATTCTAAATCTTTATAATTTTTTCCTGGTAAAATTAATCTACTTAATATATGAGAAGTTATTTTTTCTTTATTATGTTCTATCATATACTTCACAATCGAACAATAGTCAGAATAATCTTTTGCTGTTAGTCTATCTATCTGATTAGAAATGCGGCGAGGATAAGGTAGAACATTCTCAAGTATTTCAATAGTAGCAATTAATCTTTCTTTTAATTGATTAACATGTCCTATCAATATCTCATTCTCTTTCTTTACTGATCTAAACTCTTTTATTTCTTCTATTTGTGATCTAGCAGTTTTTAATTGTATCTGAAGTGCTGTTATCTTTTTTGCTTCTAATGATCTTTCCTTTTGTTTTGCCATTTTCTTTTCTCCTATAAAAATTTCTATTTATTATATTAAACTTCTACTACGTTTATATAGCAGTCAGAAGCTATCAAAGAACCATCTTTTTTAGTTGGTTCTTTTTTAACAAGTCTATAACCATATGTTTTTTTCTTAGCAGCTTCAATAAGATCTTCAGTAACAATAATTTGAAATTTTACATCTTCTAAATGTGCAGTTATTCTAAACATCTTTTTTTCTTTATTGTGATCTATTTTAATTTCTTTCATGTAAATCTCCTTTACTTTGTAAATACTTATTTATTATATTAAACTTTATTGTTTCGCATTCCTCTTTATTTTTCGACAAAAGAAAGAAATATATCCAACATCTGCTTGACTGTCTTACCTTCCCAAAGTTTTTTCTCTATATACCCATGACTTCCATAGACTCCTTTTACTAATGCTCCAGCTCCATCTATGTCTTCTTCCACAGGTGTGTCGTGAGACGCTAGGATAAGCACTGACGGCTTTAACTGGTTAAGATCATCAACTAACCTCTCGAATGCTATTCTTTGTCCTGTGGGCATTGTAGTGTCTCTATACTTATACTCAATAAAGATATATGCTTTATCTTTGTACTCTATTACTGCATCAAAATCTGTTGGAGTTATCTTCTGATTTATTTTTACTCCACTAAAATCAATCTGCTGTCTGGCCCTATCGTAATTATATATTTTTCCTCTTTCCATAAAAAAACCTCCCTTAATAATATATCAATACATACATATTATTAAAAGAGGTAGGAAATACCTTCTTATTTTTTGGAAAAATAATTAAAAACTTCTTAATCTTCTTTTTCTTATAATAAAACTTCTACGATTCTCTACAAAATCATTAAACTTACGAAGCTTCTCAACTCTTCTTATTTCACTGTTTATTATTGGTGCTGCTAGATCTTGTGGAATTTCTATCATTGAATCTTGTATCTTTAGTAACATGGTTATTCTCCTTATTTCTGTAACGTTTTATGGCCATCTTCCTTATCATTTCACTGTCAAAGTTTTCTTGCTCTTCTTTCTTATATGTTTCTATACGTTCTTGCTCAGTTGTTCTCATCTGTATTCTCCTTTACAGTCGTTATTTAATGCAACCATTTTATTATCATTTACTAGACTATCTATTTTATTTTTTAACAATGTGTTCTTTAAACATATAAATCCATTTCTGGATAAGGATATATATTTACAAGTATTATTCCCACAATTTATTTTACATATATTTTTTAACTTTGATCTATTAATTAAATTATCAGGTTTTTGTATTCTTCTTGTAACAGATTTTTTGAATATCTTTTTGCGTTTCCTACTTTTTTTAATCTTTTTTAATTTGACTTTATGTTGCGGGTGAAACTCTAAATGACAATCCTTGCAGACAGCTAGAATATCTTCCCTTAATTCTTGTCCAAGATTATCATAACATAAATGATGACAATGTAATTTATCTGTCTTATTACATTTCTCACATTTATAATTACAATCAAATAAAATAGATCTTCTCACCTTATTCCAGTAAGAAGATTTTAAGTATATGTTTTGATACCATTTCTTTGGTATATGTTTTGTATTTATTTTTTCAGAAATAAATTTTAACATACTCCTATCAACATTTTTATTTATTATATCTTTAGGATTCATTATAGACTTTTCTTAAGATATTCAGAAACATAATGCTCTTCTTTTTGGTTGTCTGTTAGATCTTCTACATTAACTTTAACTGGTTTTCTTATTTTTATAGGTTTGTCTTTTGGGGGCATACCTTTAACTGGTTTTTTATTTCCAGTCTTAACTAGACTAATTTTATTATTTGGGAAATCTATTAAGATATCATTGTTAATATGTTTATATTTAATTCTCTCCCAAAGTCTATACATATTGTCTAAAGAACTGCCCATCTCTTTAGATATCTCTCTAATATTCAACTTCTTATAAAATAAAAGATATATAAATCTCTTCTCTCGGTCCTTAAGACATTCTATAAATAATATTATTTTAATATGCTTTTTGTCTGTTACTACTTCTCCATCTCCTGATATACTATCTATTGCCAAAGCAATGTCCCATTCTTTTTTCTCAGTTTCAGAGAGTTGACTATAATACTTCATATCTATTTTATTCTTCTTTAGTTTATCACTCCAGTAATGTTTCTTAATTTTAGTTAATCCTTTTTTAAGATATTTTTCTATCTTTATTCCGTCCATCTTTCGGTAGTTATTAAGTAAAGAATAAAACTTACTCTGATAACTATCTCTTTCCTCTTGATCACAAATACCGTACTGGTTAAAAAATGAATATAGGACATGCTTATATTCTTTGATTCTTTTTTCTAAAACTTTACTCATTTTTGTTCTCCTTGTTTAAATTATTTACTATTTTTATGATATAACTATTACTTTCACTTTTCAAATCTATTTTATATATTTTACTTATTATATATATTACTAACTATAGTATAGAAATCCTTTAAAAATTATGAAAAATATAAAAATAAATATTTATTTTATAAGTGCTTATAAATACTATACTTATGATTATGGAAAAATAAATCTTTAATAAATTATTATTTTTTTCTCAAAACTGTCCAAAATCAGGTACAAAAAACAGTTTATATTAAAGAAGGGACTATCATATAATCAATAGTATCATATTGATAGGACTAGGGACTAATCATGTTTTTATTGCTGACGTTCGTTTCACTCACTGCAAAAAAACATGGGTAAACGACTGAATTAGAACAAAAAGCGTTCTAATTTGTTAAGTCGTCTACCATGCTCTTTTCTCTCTTTATCTTATTTACATTCTTTGTACAACGTACAGAGAGAATGAAAAAGAAAAGAAGAAAACTAATTCACACAAAATGTTGTTTATTTTGTGGGGATTTAGTGTTTTTTGAAGTAGCATGGATGCTACTGAGAAAAACGCTTCTTACTCATAGGCCTAGGCCTCTAGTCCAATAAGTACGTCCACATTTTCTGGGAAAAGAATAATCATTTATAAGAGTTTATAACTAAGATTGGTATAATTATACCTAATTCCTTGTAAACAGGCCCAGATCCTCTCAGATTTGTCCAAAAAGAAAAGCAGAACGACTATGGAATCGTCCTGCTCTACTTGGAAAAAAGATATAAGGATCTACCAAGTCTCAGTTAGTAAATTTATTGAAATGTCAGAAGTTCGTTCAATACGTTTGTAATAACCTATTATTTTTTTCTGGTGAAAGTTAAAGATTATAGACATGAGTAATCCTATTCCTAATGTTACTATAATTATTTTATTCATTTCTAACTCCTTATTTAAATAGTTATCTCTGAGAGATAGGAGTAAAAGACGATCTGTAGTCCAAGAGCTACCGAAAACCAGTCCATCGCCTTTTACGCCATGTTATTTTTTATAATTAAATTCACCAAATAGTTCTTTTGCTGCCTTCTCATATATGAGATGAGCTTCGTATTCATTGGTAAACCTACCAAGTTTCTTTTGTTTTCCGTTTATTTTAATATTTGCTTGCCACTTTTTATTAGATTTGTCCCAAGAAACACCTTTATATTTACTCGAAGTATTTTTGCGTGGGGCTTGGTTGTGCTGATTCTGATTATGATTTGCTACCCTTAAATTCTCTCTTTGGTTATTTAATCCATTATGATCTCGATGATCTACTTCTATTTTAGGATCAGTTAAATCTAGTAATTGTCTATGTATTTGAAGATATTTGTATTTCTTCTTTCCATCAAATGTTCCTAAATATTTATTTCTTCCTACATAAAAAGTATTTCTACCGTCAGAGACATGCCATTTATACTTCATAACTTCATCGTAGTCAGCATCATCAACTAGGACAGTATGCTGGTTCCCATTTCTTTGAGTTATATTAAATGACTTCATATTACCATGTTAGAACATTTCACTTTCACTTTCAAGAAAAAAATAAAAAATAAACCCAACCCAAACCCAAAGAAGGATTTAACCACCTTATATAGAATATATAGGTATGTGAGTGTTGGAGCTTCTAAAAATCTCCAAACTATAAATATGAAAAAATAAATAGGACGATCTTAGATGTAACTCCAATACTTACATTTTATTAATATAAAATATAGAAACTTACAAAAGAAAAGATAATTAATGGAAAAACCTGATATTAATATTAAGAAGAATTCAAAAGGAGAGGTTGTTGGTATGGACATAGATGTCTCTAAATCTCTTTTAGTTAAAAAGGTTGTAGGACCTCGAGGAGAGCGTGGGACTGACGGAACGGATGGGAAGGATGGGTTGACGGGAGAACAGGGGGCTACGGGGATCACAGGGGCTTGTGGAGAACGTGGGGAATCTGGTAAAGACTACAATCCAGAAATAGAGAAACAAGTATCAGAGAATACTGATTTAATTTCTTCTTCCAAAAAAACAATAACAGAAGATCTTTTACAGTTAGATTCTAATCTTCTACAGCACGAGGATAACGAAGATGTGCATTTCGTAGGTAACGAAAAGGAAGAATTTAAAAATAAATTAGAAAAAGAAGTAACACAGATTGTACAAACAGGTAACACTCCACCTCATAATTACCTTCAGAAGCTTGATGGCGGTAAGAAAATACCTAAAGAGTACTTCCACCTAAATGAAAAGTATTTTACTGATATACAGATTGATGAGGCCCTTCTCTACCGAGATGGCCATCTCCCAATGACTGGGATTCTCAACATGGACGATAATGGTATTATAGATAGTGAATTTTTAACTTATACATTATCTCCAAATACTCTTCCTCTTTCTCAAGAAGGTTTAACCTATTGGAATGATCAAGAACATACTCTTAATATAGATTCTGGGCTAGGGCCAGTCCTTCAGGTGGGCCAGGAATTGTATATCATAGTTTATAATGGAACGGGTGAAACTATTCCTAATGGTTCTGCCGTTTATCCAGTAGGAGGTTTTGAAGGAAGGCCTTCTGTAGCTTTAGCATCAGCAGAAACTCATGTAACATTTGCAGGAGATGTAATTATTGCCACTATGGACATCCCAGATGGTACGGAGGGAATAGCTAGTAAATTTGGAGTAGTTCGAGGCATAGATGCAAGTATGTGGAACTTAGGAGATACTCTTTGGCTTTCTGCTGAAAACCCTGGCGAGCTAACTAATGTAAAACCAGAATTTCCTGATTATATAGTGCAAGTAGGAGGAGTTACTAATAACTCTGAGACAGAAGGTTCTATTATCGTAGATGTTATTGGTAAAGCAATTGATACTATTCAGAATTTCTGGAATGGAACATTTAGAGAAACTATTAATTTTACAGTAGATAGTGATGGGAATACTATTTTAGGCACATTGGATGTCGATAATGGGCATGAAGATATGACTATGATGTTTAGTGATGGGTTTAGTATGTTTAATGTTGGTTCTGATCCTTCATTGTTTAATAATATTATTGAATTAACACCAGGAACAGATTCCCTACCAGTCACTAATTATATCTATGTTTTAAAATCTACAAAAGAATTAGAGGTATCTACTGACTCATGGCCATTCTCAGTAGAGCATATCAAAGTTGCTCAGGTATTTTTACAGTCAGCAGTAACAACACAAACAGCTGGAGCATTAAGAAACCAAAATTGGAATGATCATATAGAAAGCACACAAACTTTCCAAGGGCATTTATCTCATATAACGGAAAAAATTAGACAGTTCGAATGTCAGTGGGATAGTGGTACAGAAGGAAGCATGACTGCTCCTATAGTCGGAGGAGGTACTGATACAGATGTATTGGTTACAGTTACTTCAGGAACAACTTATCAATTACATAGACATACATTTCCTAGTCAAGTGATGCCTACTAATGATATCCATATTGTAAATGATATATCTACTCCTTATGAGAGAGTTAATAATCTAAATACTCAAACTACGTCAGCAGCTTCTGTAGAAAATCCAGCAGGAGTAACTCTTACTAATAGTTCATTCTCGTTTGTTGTGTGGGGCGTGCAGAATAGAGTTGGTGAAGAATCTCACATAATGTGTAATTTACCTACTGGAACTTATTTAAAGAACCAACCAGATAGTGCTATAGAAGATGCGAAAAACTACTCAGTTTATACTATACCGAAGGCATTCCAAGGAGTAGGTTTCCTTATTGCTCGCTTCACAATGATACTGCAAGCGAACGGAACTGACTGGACTTTACATGCAGTAGAAGATTTGAGAGGGAGAATCCCAAATACTTCAGCTGGTGGTGGTTCAGGTGGAGGAGGGGCTACTTCATTCTTGGGCTTAGATGATACTCCATCAGGTTATGTTGGAGAAGCATTAAAAATAGCTCAAGTAGATGCTACAGAAAATTTCTTAGAATTTACTAATAGCCCAGTTTTTGATAGTTTATCTATAACTAATAATTTAACAGTCACAGGAGATATAACTGGAGATAATCTAAGTGGAACAAATACAGGAGATCAGGATCTAAGTGGATTAGTCCCTTATACTGGAGCGACTGCAAATGTTGATTTAGGAGTTAGAACTTTAGAGACAGATGGTTTACTTTTACATGATAATGGTGAGGACAAGACTCTTACATTTTTACATGATACAGTTTTTGGAGGATTAAATGATGCTACAATTACTATAGCTTCAAATGATGAAGATGGTGAGCATAGTATATATCTTAGTAATTGGGATGACAAAGTAATCGGGCTAGATCAAGATGTCAGACATACTGCTAGTCCAACTTTTGTTGGGTTAATGATTACAGGAGTATTGCCAACTAAGATTAGGACATTGCAACTAGGTGATACAGATAGGGCGTCTACAAGTGGCAAATGGTTAATAGACGCTGTAGGAGATCTTCTCGATCCTGTTGTAGCTCAACCTGGTACAGATGGTGAGGGAATGTATCTTTATTGTAATGATGGACAAGCCACTCAGTTCTTTGGACAGTCAGGTGATGGGGGAAGTTGCCTAATAAGAATCGGAGAAAAAGGTATTGGGCAAAGTGGGGGGACTGATGGTGTAGATGGTATGTTTGCTGTAGGAGGAACTACTGACTACGTCAAAGTAACACCAACAGGAGATATGTCATTCAATGGTTCAGCAGGTTTCTACCCAAGAACCCTATCCCAGGACGGAGAGCCAGCAGCAGGCACAGGAGCAACTCAGATAGACGATCTAGAGCAATTGATATGGATTGACACTAATGACTCAGATAGAACATACATGATGTTTAATAACGGCACAAGTGTAGTTAAGACAGAATTAACTTAAATAAGGCATAAAATGAAAGATAAAATAAAAAAGTTAAAAGATTTAAGAGATAACCTTGTAGGATTAAAGAATGAACCTTTAATTTCCGCGGAAAAAAAACAACAAGAAGAAATAGATAAAAAGAATGAGCAATTTGAAAGACTTAAAAAAGAAAAATCTATAACAGAAGCATTACTAATATCTACAAAACATCAAAAAGATATCAATGCACATATTAGTTTAGATGAAAAACAACAAATAGTAAAGAATGAAGAACATACAAAAGAATACCATATAGAAGAAAAACAAACAGATGCTATGATAGATGCTGTTAATCAAAATACTTCTCATAGTAATAATAATTCTATACATTTTGATAGTGCAGAACAGAAGAAGTTGGTAGTTGACTCTGCTAATACTCCTGCAATAATTAGTACAGGTGGAGCAGGAGGAGCAGGAAGAGCAGATAAATTTATAGATCATAGTCTTTTGAAAAATACTAATTGGGATGTTGCAGGACATACTATTAATACTAGTATCCTACCTGAAGCAGATAATACTCATGATTTAGGTAGCGAAGAGTTTGCTTTCGCAGAACTTCACTCTAAAAAGATAATAGCGGTAGAAGGAATAAATGCAAATGCTACAATATCTTCTGACACAGGAATGATTATAGGAGATATAGATGAAACTTCTGCTATTACTGTAACAGGAGATGGAGGAATTGGATTAGGAGAAGCTACAGTATCAAGTAGCATTACTGCTGGAGCAATAGGAGCTATTGCATCAGGAGATGTTGATTCTGGTGGAAGTGTAACGGCTTCGAATGTCGGTTCTCTCGCCAAGGGTAGTGCTGTTTTTAGTGGCTCAATTACAGCTTCAGGTGTTGGAGCAACTGCTCAGGGAGATGCTGCCGATGGCACTTCAATTACAGCATCAGGAGATGGTTCATTTGCTCAAGGTTGTACCGATCAGTCAGGAACAATTACAGCAGGAATAGGAAGTATTGCATCAGGTACTTCAAATAATAGTGGAGAAATAGAAGCAAATAATGGCTCTCTTGCAATTGGAACAGTTACAGCAGGTAATATAAAAGCATTAGCAGCAAGCACCGTCCAAGTAGGAGAGGGAACAAATTCACAACCTATTAGTATTCAAGTAGGAAGTGGTATAAGAATTAATGGAACAGTTGATGCACCTGCATCAGGCCTACATAATGGAGATATGTGGGTAGACTCTTTCGGTAATGTTTGGGTAAGAACAGGTGGAGTTTCTAAAAATATGTCAAATATATAATATTTGGCCAAAAAGGGAAACTTTAAGAAATACAGAATAAGATAATATATAATTAAAAAGAGCAACCAGATATGACTACGATAGTCATACAGTTTAATAAGGAGTATAAAAATGGGTTTCATAAGCGGAATCGTAATCGGCGCAGTATTTTCACCAATCTTGATCAGATTAGCAAAAGTAGGTTATAACGCAATAAGTAGAAAAGTGAAAAAGCTTGAAAAGTAATGTCAGATAATAATTATTATGAACTAGTGCTTGAGATAAGGCAAATGATGGTAGTTGGAGAACTAACAGAAGGAGAATGCCATCATTTGTCAGAACTCATAGATCTTGTACATGATAGCCAAGAGAAAACAAGAAAAAACAGGAGAGAGAATAATGAATAATTTAAAAAATAGAATAGGTGTTATAAAGATATCAGAAGAATGCTATAAAGATTTAGAAGTTATGCAAAAATTATTTGTATATTTAAAATTTATACCATTAGATATAAGATTTGATAATCAATATGGGACCTATAAAATTAAAGGATACTCTGAAAAATTTAATATTGCTGAAGAAGGTAAGAATATTCTTTATGATGTAACAGTAAAAGAATCAGGAAGAGGGATCAGTTTTGAAATTAATAATAAGGATTAATAATGTTAGATAAAGAAATATTCCAGGAAAGATATAACACTACATACTCACAGATGCACCCAGAATCTTTCTTAGAAACTGTAAGTGATGAAGACAAAGAGACTTATGAAGAATTTGAAATTTTATCAGGAAAAAACAGAAATGGTAAGGTAAATAAATTCAATAATTTCGGAAAAAGTAATAAGGGTAAAAAATACAATACAAGAAGAAGACAGTTAGATGCTGTTCTTAATAAGGTGATAGATGGAGCAATAGAAAATGATAATGTAGAGAAGATAGTAGAGAAGATGATTCAACAAGCTCAGAATGGAGATTTTAAACAACAACAGTTCCTTATGGAGAGATGGTACGGAAAAGAACCTGAGAATATCAACATGAAAGTTGAGGGAGATGTCACTTTTGAGATAGCCCTTGATGATAATTCTAAGAAAAGACAAGAAGATAATTTAAAAGAAGATGATAAAATAAGTGAAAATTAACTATCATAGTCCTAAATGGTTTTACGATAAGCAACAAGATATCTTTGATTGTCCTAGTCGTTTTACATTAACTATGGCAGCTAATAAAGTCGGAAAAACCGCTAGCCACGTATGCTGGATAAATGAACAAGCGATGCTTGGATCTAAAGGAAAAGAGTTCGCTTGGGTTGCTCCGTTTATAAAAACCTCGGAGATAGCGTTTAACCTATTGAAGAAGATGATTATAAATTCAGAATTATACAAAGCATTAGAAGGCAGTCCTAATCAGTTCCATTTTAATAATAGTAAGATGAGAATAATCTATCCAAACAAAAATGTTCTCAATTTCTTTTCTGGGGAAAATACTGATGCAATATATGGTTTTGAGATACATGCAGCAGTTGTAGACGAGGCGACAAGACTCAAAGAAGAAGCATGGAATGCTCTATTATCTACTATGTTAGCCACAAAAGGGCCTATTAAGGCAATTAGTAATGCTACAGTAAAGAATAACTGGTTCTATAGAATGTGGGACAAGGCAATGAAAGAACAGGTAGATGAGACTACTGCCTTTAAACTTACTGCCTTAGATGCGATCAGGAATGGAATAATGGATCAGTCTGTTTTTGATTTCGCGAAAAAGAATTATAGTCAAGCTATTTTTAAAAGAGATTTTCTTGCCGAGGTCCCAGATTCTGAGGTATCTGTATTTAGAGAAGATAAGATATATGATTGCATAGATGATGATATAGTTAAGAATATGGGTAAGGTGAGATACTTAGGTATAGATCTTGGGTTCACAGAAGGACAGAAGAGTGATTTTACAGTTGTAACAGGACTAGACAAGCATTGTAAAGTTAGGTTCTTTAAAAGATTTAAGGCATCAGGGCAAGAGCTTATTGATAAGTTAAAAGCTTATATAGGAGATAAAATTGCCTATATAGATAAAACAGGTGGTGGAATTACTGTCTATGAATTACTCAAATCTGACTGTCCTAACTTGGAACCCTATACATTCAGTAATCCTAGTAAAACTCTATGTATCGAGAATTTAGCTCATTACATACATAGTGATAAAGTAAAATATCCTAACCACAAAGAACTAGTAGGAGAACTGCTGGGTTATGAAATCGATTTTACTAAAACTGGTAAGACTACATATAATAATAATCATAAGCTATCAGATCACGATGATGCTGTTATTTCCCTTGCTCTAGCAGTTCTTAAATACAAAGAAAAGATGGACAATGGTGATGAACCTACAGGTAATATGTATACCATTGAGATAGAAGATAGTAATGAAGATGATGGATGGACATCCTTAGATAATTTGTCATTTGATTATACCCCCTTTTAAAAAATAAAACTATGCCAAAAAGGATTTTTACTATTTATTCATAATAAAGATTAAGAATACAAAAAAAGGATATATATGCTTAATATTAAAAATTTATTTAATAAACAAGATAACATGCAAGTAGATACAGGGCCAAATACAAAGCCAGAAGGACTTGCTCATGTAACAGGAACTTATGTGGCTCCTAGATTCAATAGAAAATTTGCTGTAAGAAACTACACAGAGAGTGGGTACTGGGGAGCAGCTATAGATATTAATTCTGTGGCCTGTGCAAATGGTATACTTAGATTACATGCTAAACCAAAGTCTAATAGTAGAATAGGGACAAAGGAAGAGTGCCTATATCCTACAATTAAACATAATGATATATATCAAAGAAGATATATTAAAGGACAACTCTCAGATAAACCTAGTCAGGATATTCTTTATAAGCAGATGTCTAGTCCCGATGGTTTCGAGGTTGTCCTAGAACATCCTGTAACAGATCTATTTATAGCTCCTAACCCTATGCAAAGCACATACCAATTCCTCCTAGATGCATTCCAAATGATATTTATTACAGGAGATATATTTATACATGTAGTAGATGCAGCAAATGGTATGCCTGAACAGATGTATGTCCTACAGTCTCAAAATATTAAAATTATTACATCTAAACGAGGAGATGGAACGTTAATAGATAAATATGAATATATGGGTAAAAATGGAACTATAATAAATTATAAACCTGAAGAGATAATGCATATTAGGTATCCTAACCCTGATGACTTCTGGTATGGCATAGGACTCATTCAGAAGGGCTTTGAGAGCTTTTTACTTAATAAGTATAGTCATCAGCACCAAACTGCTACATATGCTAATAATGGGGTTCCTAACCATTATATCACAAATAAGAGTGGAGCAAGTGTAGAAAAGAAATCCTGGTTTAAAAAGTTTAGGAGTAGGAATAGAGGCCCTAAAAGAGCAGGAGGAGTAGATATCCTCGATGGTGATTTTGATATTAAAACAGTTACTTTTAGTCCTAAGGACTTAGGAGATATCAAGTTTAACGTACAAGAGATTTCAGCGGTTTCAAAAGTTCCTTTGAATATGCTCATAGGGGGAGACGCTATAAAAGCCAATTCACCTGCTCAAAATATCAACTGGTTAAGAAATCAGGTGCATCCTATGATGAGATTAGTTGCTAGTGGACTATCACAGCAATTGCTAAATAGATATGGCATAGAACAGGCAGATGCTTTCCTTTCATTTGACAACCCAGTTCCTGAGGATCGTAAAGAGATAAGAGAAGAACATGATGCTTATCTTAAAAATGGTAGCATAACTAACAATGAAGTTAGAATAGATCTAGGAAAAGAGGTTGGGCCAGAGGAATTAGATAAGTATTATTATAATGGTGTAGAGCTTGGAACCACAAAGACTACAACTACAGAGACTATAACTAATGATTCTATTCCCGAAAAAAATATTAATGTAGAAAATGACGTGTTAGACAAAATGACTAAACAGATAGATGATATTATTAATGATATAGTTGAGAATGAAGAAAAAGATAATAGCACTTCTCCTATAACAATTAATTTTAAAAGTGATGTCAATGTAACAGAAGAGATAGTGGATGATGCCCAAGAAGGAATAGTTGAACAAAATATTGAATATAATGAAGTAGATGATACCCAAAAAGGAATCTCTACAGAAAAAGATAATATAAATAAAGATAATCTATCAGATAAGATTGCTAATAGGATTAAGGAACAAAATGGATAATTCAATACAATATAAGAATTTAATTATAAAATCTGCTGAAGTAGATGAAGATAAAAGGATTTTTAAGGCAGTGATTAGTTCATCGGACATGGATCTGGCTAATGAAGTCCTATTACCTACTGGAGCAGTTCTAAAAGGATTCATAGGGACTATTCTTTTTAATCATAACCAAGATAAGGCAATTGGTAAATCCTTGCAGATAAATAGAAGAGGCAATGAGCTAATAGCCACTGGGCAGTTAGCAGAGCCAGGAACTGACGGAGAGATAGATAAGATATGGAGCTTGATGAAGCAAGGCATTATACGTGGTATTAGTGTTGGTTTCAAAGTATTGAAAGATGGAATTAGGCCTGCTAGCAAGAAGGACTTAAAAGAGTTTGGTAAAGATGTTATTTCGGTGATTACTCGCTGGAAGCTCATTGAATTTTCAGTTGTGACTATCCCTTGTAACCAATCGGCTACAGTTATTGCTATGAAGTCTATAGGACTTAATCCTAATGACTATGGAGTAGAAATCGAGGAAGCAGAAGTAATTGAGACAGTCGTAGAAGATCAGGATGATAAAGTTAAAGAGATGGAAGATAAGATAGAAAAACAGATAGAAGAATTAGATATAGAGATTAAACAAGATACTAAAGATAAGATATTAGAATCTGTTAAAGAAAAAGACATTGATATGGATAATGTCATGAAGTATTTCAAAGATAATGTCTTGAAACAGATAAGAAAATCAAAGGGAAATTTATATTAATTCCCAAAAAAAAGAATATTAGGTTTATTTTACGAGAACAAAGAAATACTTGAGAGTAGCTCTCTTTTGTGAGTTTAGAGTTAGGTTTGATAAATAATATTTATAAGTACAAGAAAATTTATAATTTATTATGGAGGATTCATATCATGGATCTAAATGAAAAAGAAGTTTCAGTAGATAATACTGAGGTTAGTGAAAAAGAGAAGGCAATGGCCGAAGCAATGGGCAAAGCATTCGCTGCTGAGATGAAAGATGCTCAGAAAGAAGTTAAAGAAGTTAAAGAAGTACCTGCTAAAGTAGCTGATTCTCATAGGATTGAAGTTAAAGCTCAGAAGTGTGATGGTTTTGATAGCAAAGAACAAATGGAGTCATTTGCTCTAGAGTATGTTCCAAAACATTTGCTTGAGAGTTTTGGCAACAAAGCAGCTCTAAGCACCTATCAAAATATCGCAACCGATGCAGATGGTGGGAGTTTTGATCCGATTGATGCTAAGGGCATATTGGCTAATAGCACAGAAATTTATCCTAGTTATGTAGAAGATACTCTTCAGGTTAAGATCTTTAATAGTGTTGGAACATTTATAGATCATACTTCTGATGCTACAGCTTATGTTATTGGTGAAGGTGTTGCTGGTACACAGTCTAAACCTGGTAACACAACTAGGACTTTGACTCAAAAGAAGATTATTACAATTTGCCCAGTTACAAATGAAGTTTTCCGTTTCGGAACTCTTGCAGATGTGGCTAGCGAAACTGTGAAGTCTATGAGAGCAGCAACTAGTAAGAAGAAACAGCATTTGATCTTCACAGCAGATGGAACTGTTGACACAAATGATGGTGGTGTATCAGGTACAATTAAAACTATCACGGATGTTGGAACCACAACTGCAACGAATAAAGCGATTTATGAAGTTGCTGGCAACTGGGGTGCTCTTGATAACGATGATATCAGTTCAATTGCTACTTCTATAGCGCCTTGGGCAAATCCTGCTAAGTATGCATGGTACTGTAACCAGACAATGTGGGGATATCTTGAGTCTATCGCAAGAGCACTTGGTGGAAACCAGTACCTTGTTCAGACTGGGCAACGTCCAATTCCTATGCTTTTCGGATTCCCAATTAAGTTCGTTAATCAGATGCCTTCTGCATTTGCCGAGGACGAGGTTGGATTGCTATTCGGTGATCTTAGCAGCATGACTGCTACAGGTTCTGATGGTAATATGTATATGGATTCAAATGCGGGGCAGTGGTTCGATCAAGACGTTACAGCTTTACGTCTTGTAGAGCATATGGCAGTTAACACTTTCCAGCCAGGATCGGCTTCAGTGACACCTGGAATGAGAGCAGTTATATTTGGCGAAAATAGCTAATATTATTAATATAGTAGGCCGTGGGATTAATTTCTCACTGCCTGCTATATATATCTTGGGAAAAATATGTCTGAAAAATACGAAATAGTTTTACTCGAACCATGGGGTGGTTCCAATATAGGTGATATAGCTGTAGTAGGAAGAGGTATATATAATACTCTTATAAATCTGAAAAAAGGACTACCTATTGGTTGTTATGACAGTGAAGCAACAGATAAACAGAAGTTAGTAATTACTATTAAAAATCTAGAAGAGGATAATAAAGAAGTGAGAGAATATAGTTCTAAATTATATGATGAGAATGAGAAGTTGAAAAAAAAGTTAGAAAAACTATCAGAGAGAAGTTCTTCAGATAAAAATAGCTGTGGCTATAAAAATAAGATGATGACTACATCAGAATAAATGATATGAATGATATCAATAACATCAACAAACAGAAAAGAGCTACAATGGAAATTTCAAGAATATCTGCATCGCTATTGGTGACAGTAGTTATTGCTTTTGCGACATTCACATATACTACTGGTATATATAGGAATGAACTGAAAAATGTTAAAGAGCAACAACTAACAATTAAAAAAGATTTAAAAGAAGAGATAAGGACTAAGGCAGATCAAAAAGTAGTTGATCTTATATTCCAAAAATTAAATGCTGTGGACGAGAAATTAGATAAACTAATAATAAGCAAAACTAAGGGAAAATAATAATATGAGTTTAGTTTCAATACAAGATCTTGAAGAATACTTACAGATTACAATTGATGGGACTTCTAACCAAACCAAATATGAGTTTCTTATAGTAGCTGTACAGGCCTTGGCTGATAAACTAACATTTAGGACATTAGAAGAAGACACTTTTGTGTCTGAGTTACATGATGGGAATACTACTAATCTTGTATTTTTAAACAACTCACCTATAACTAATGTGGAGAGTGTTGAGTATGGCCATGTTCTTAATGGATGTAGTCGAAGTGAGATAGCTTCTACTGATTATCTTGTATATAATGATGAAGGTTATTTGGCATTTGCATTTGAGAGTCCAGAAGGTAATCAGTTATTTGAAATTACCTATACTGGCGGTTTTAGTGCTGATCCTTCCAACTATACTTTGCCTGAAGATCTTAGACAGCACCTCTTAGATCAGGTGCAAATTTCTTATAATACCAAATGGGCAGATCCTGCTCTTAAGAGTGATAAACAGGGAGATGCTAAGGAAGAATACAAAAGTTCTTCTGAATTAGGAGATATCTCTATGTTTGAAATGAAATTAGGAAAATATATAAAGAGCATATAAAAATGGATAGAACAAAATGGTTTAAAAATTCAGTTAGTACTTTGAGACTAGTCACTACCTTAGATAGTGGTAGAAAACCTATTTCTACTTTTTCCGAAAATTTATCTTCTGTAGAATGCCTGATCCAGCAGTTTAAAGGAATGGAACCAATAAAAGGTGGTAGGAAGCACTCAGAAATAAAACATGTTCTCTATTGTAGATATAATGAAGACATTATAATGTCAGATCTAGTAAAATTTAATTCTGAGAATTTTGAGATCATTGAGCAACAGTTTGAAGGTAATGGAAATAGTTATATGAAACTACTTTTAGCAAAATCAGAAAGATAATATGAGTTGGACACCTAACCCAAATATAAAAAGAATAATAAAGCAAGCATTAGCATCAGGTAATAATGATGCTATCGAAGTTTTAAAAGATAAAGTTGTAAGTAATGCTCCTAAAGATACAGGCAAAATGGCAAATAGTGTAGAGACAGAGAGTAGTGAAGGGGGATTGACTCAGACTGTTGAAGTTAATGTTCCTTATGCTCAAGCAGTTGAGTTTGGGACGAGCAAACAAGCTGCTAACCCATTTGTTAGAACAGCCATAAAGAGTAGTAAAGAAAAGATGTTAAGGCAGTTTCGAGGAAAATTATAAATGGCATATATTTCTAGACAAAATATTTTAGATAGTTTAGGCAGTTTTATAGTTGCTTCAGTAGGTACTGAACTTTCTAACAGAATTTATAATACTACCGAAGCTCCACAAAACGAAGCTTATCCTAACTGTATTTTCTTTGGAGTAGGTGATGCTCCTGTTTATGCGATGGGAGATAAGGAATTTTTAGATGCGAACTATCAGGTTTCTTTTTTTATAGAAAAAGATAGTAACACATCTTTGAGAGATATAGTTGATACTTTAAATGCTGATTTAACAAGAGCAGATATAAGTATTACTGGCTTTGATAATGAGGATATAACTCTTATAGAGACAGGAAGAGAAACGATAACAGATGATGTGTTACAAATCATCATAGAATTCCGTATTCAAGGGTTTTAGAACATGAATAAAACAGGAAATAGAAAAGGTATAAAACACTCTGAAGAGACAAAAAAGAAAATGAGTGAAGCCCATAAGGGTAAGAAATATGCTTTAGGCAGCAAACATTCTGATGAAAGTAAGATGAAAAGATCTATAAGTATGAAAGGTAATAAATTTGCTTTGGATATGAAACATTCAGATAAAACTAAAAAACAGATGAGTGAATCTCATAAGGGATTAGAATTCTCTGACGATCATAGGATAAAAATAAGTATGGGACAACAACATGTTATTGGCATCAAAGACTGGAAAGGTTTTATTACTCCAGAAAATGATAGAATTAGAAAATCTCCAGAATATGCAGCATGGAGAACAGAAGTATTTAAAAGAGATAATTATACTTGTCAAGATTGTGGAGAAAAAGGTGGTAATTTACAAGCTCATCATATTATGAGTTTTTCAGAATATCCTAAATATAGACTAATAGTTGAGTTTGGACATACTCTTTGCAAAAAGTGTCATAAAGAGTTACATGAGAGATTAAGAGAATATAAAAAAATACAAGGGTTTTAGGAGATAAATAAATGGGTAATAGTTATATATTAAAAAATGCTACATTAACATTTGATAATTCAGTAGATTTTGCTGATGGAAGTTGGGTATTAACAGATGTTACTATGGACATCACAAGTTCAGTAGATGAGTTTAATAGAATGGGTGGAGATGGTTGGACAGAAAGAATAGAAAGTTCCAAATCAGTTTCTTATTCTTGGACTACTAATTTAAGTATTGCAGATGGTATAGATCTTGACAACACGGTAGGAACTGAAGGGACTTTAGTGTTCGACACTATAGACGGGCTTGCTTACACTTCAGAAGTGATTATAACGGGAGCAACTCCTTCAGGAGACTCGACTACTATAGCTTCAGTGGCATGGACTGCTGATGCAAATGGGGATGTCACAGAAAACGTTAGTTAATTTTAAAAAATAAATAATTCTTTTTAAGGAATAGTAAAATGGGAGATAGTTTTATAGCAAAGAATGCTACAGTTACTTTTGATACAACAGATTTTGATTCTGCTGTTACATGCACTACAGATTTTACAATAGATATTACATCTACTGTAGATGAGTTTAATTGTTTTGGTGGAGATGGTTGGACAACTCGCCTACAAGGTGCTAAATCTTGGAGTGCTTCTTGGACATCAAGTTTAGATGATACAATAGGTATTAATCTTGCTTTGACAGTAGGAACTTCTGGAACTTTAGTTATAGATACAGTAGACGGAAAAAGTTATACAGGAACAGCTATTATAACAGGATCAAGTCCTTCAGGTGATGCTACTACAAGAGCCGTTGTATCTTGGACTGCTGATGGCAATGGAGCATTAGTAGAAGCATAATAGTTTTACAATTAAAAAATAAATACAGAGAAGATCCGTTTAAAAATAGGAGAAAAGAGAATGGCAAAGAGTTTTACAACAGATGTTACTATCGGTGAAAAAGTTTATAAGTTTAAGTCTTTAACTTTAGATGGTTTTGGAGAGTTCCAAGATTGGTGTAGTAAGAAATTAAGAGTAGAAACTAAAGAATTATGTAATTCTTTAGGTGAAGATATATCTAGAGAAGAATTGCAGGAGATCAAAGCTTCTGATACTTATGTAGACACAGAAATGAAAACTGTAAAAGGTATGATCCATTCTCTTTATATTATTTTCAAAAATAATAATGTAGATGTTGATGAAAAATACATTAAGCAGAATTTAACATTAGAACAAATCGTAGAATTAGCAGAAGAAGCTGTGGCAGAACTAAAAGAAGAGAATGTTAAAGGTAAAAAGACTCAACCAAAAAACCAGAAAGCCAAGTCCCAGAAGAAGAAATAGATCCATGGGACTTGGCTAAATGCCAAATATGTCATTTTTACCAGGCATATACATTGGATTTAGTAGGTAAATTAACGTTTGGAGAATTCTTTGCTTTGTATAAGGGTATGGAAGTTATTTATAAAATGGAAAACCCTACAGGAAATAGTGAAGGTTCAGGAGAACCTAAATCTGAACCTAAACCATTATCTTCTGCGAATCTTCCTAAAGGTATAACGCGAAGAAGGCCAAAAAAAGAAAAAAGGAGTAATTAAAATGCCTGATCAAACTCTTGGATCTCTTGGGGTTGATTTTAAAATTGACTGGAGAAAGATCAATAGATCTTTGGATAAAGTCAATTCTGCTATCGGGAAAGTATCAAAAAGTATTGGTAAAAATATTAAATCTGCCTTAGGAGGTTTAGCATCTGTTGCTACCTCTGTTACTAGAAGAGTTGTAAGAATTTTTACAAGAGCTTTTAGCAAGATAGTTCAGATAGTCAAAAGAGCTATGTTGCTATCTGCTGCTGCTATAACTGGATTTCTTGCTGTTTCTACTAAGATGGCTATTGATGTAGAAGAAATGCAGAGTTTATTTGATATCTCTTTTGGAAAAATGTCAGATGACGTTAGGGACTGGTCCACAGAATACTCTAAAAGCGTTAGGACTAATAGATTTGAGACGGAGAGTATGGTTACTACTATGTTTAACATAGCTAGAGCCATGGATCAAACAGGAGAGGCAGCAACGAAGACTGCAAAAGACTTAGTTTCCATGTCAAATGATTTAAAATCTGCTTTTAACTTAAGAGGAGATATTGCTTTTGAAAAAATCCGTAGTGGAGTGGTTGGAATGGCAAAACCATTGCTAAATCTAGGAATAGATCTTAGAGTAGCAAAAGTTGAAGAGTTCGCATTAGCACAAGGTATGGAAAAAGTAAATGGAGAGTTAACTAATCAACAAAAGATAATTGCTCGAACAGGACTTTTAAAACAGATATTAAAAAATATTGACGTTATCGGAGATATGGAAAGAACTCTTGACTCATCTCAGAATAGAATTAGAGCATTAACTGATGGCTTTAAAGAGTGGTCCGTTACTATGGGTGATGTGATAAGAAGCTCTGAATCATTTAATAACGTATTAATGTTATTAGAAAAGAATGCTGGGGCATTGCAGGGCATCCTTCAAGGTGGATTACAAAGAGCAGTTAATGCTATTGATGATCACTTTGCTAATGAAGATAATATAGATAATTGGATATTTGGTTTTCAACAAATAGGCAAAGCAGCTGCTTTTTTAAGAGATGAAATCGGTAGATTAATAAACATAACTCTTGATTGGTTGAGTGTCTCTGAGAATCAACAGAAGTTAAGAGATATGTGGGAAAGTATAAAAAGTGCTATCATAGCTATACCTCCTTTGGTAAGTGATTTAACTAAAAAAGTTAGAAAAGCTATACCACTTATAAAACAAGAATTTAGTAATTTAGTAACAATATTTAATGAAATTAGAAAAAAACTAAATTGGCTTATTGGGCCTATTATAAAAATCATAGATTTCTCTCTAAAATTGTTAGGATTAAACGGAAAAGTTTGGGATTCTCTGTCGGCAAAAATAATAAAAGTATTTGTGGCTTTAAAATTACTACCTGGATTTTTACGTTTATTAGGCAAATGGTTTACTTTTGTTTTCTCAGGCAAATTATTTGCTTTGTTGGATACTGTCTTTTTTAAGATAAAAGGCCTTGGCAATATCATGATGAAAACTCTGCCTAGTATAAAATCATTTGGATCTATTTTTACAGGCGCTTGGTCCTTAATACAAAACTCTATAATTTGGGTTTCTACAGCATTGACTAATTTAGTAGGAATTTTAGCAGGGCCTGTCTCAGCTGCCTCAGCGGGGCTTGTAGCAGTCCTTTCTGTTATTGCAGCAGCAGTAGGATGGTTTGCGGGTAAGGGAATACTAGGGATAGTTAAATGGGGGCTAAAAGCCGTAGGTGTATTTGACGTAGTTAACGACTCATTAGATGCCCTAATTACAAAACTATTAGAGTATGGAGAAACAATAGCATTTATATTAAATCCAATAGGAGCATTAGCTACTAAAACTATTGTAGAAAAAACAGGACTTCAAAGAGTAGATCCTAATGCAGGTTTTGCTCAAAAAGAAGGTAGCATAATGAGCAGGACAATTGAAAGAGCAAATCTTGCCAAGATGTTAGCACCTATAGCTCCAGTTGCTCCATCTATACCTTTTACCTTCCCTACAGCACCATTTGCACCTGTAACACCTGTAACACCTGTAACACCTGTAACACCTGTTCCTACTACTAGCAATATAAGTGGAACACGTAAGGGGCAAGAACAAATAATAGTTCTATTAGCCAAATTAGTACAAATATCAGCGATGCAACCACAAAGAGATAATATGCTTAGAAAAAATTATTCAGGATAAAATATGAGTATTAGAATATTAGAAAAAAGTTTTGCAGAACATCTTACAATAGCAAATACAACTTCTGTAGTAATGATGTCTATGACTTGGAACGACTACTATAACCAAGGAGGGGATCTCGTGACTGGAGTTGGTGAATTTCTACAAACAATAAATCTACCCTTCATAGGAGATAGCTATTCTCTATATTTTGGCACATGTTATTTAAATGATTTAGTTTTAACAGACATATCAATGGAACCAACTTCAGCAATCGAAAATCCATTCGATACTACTTCCATGGATCTCGATAAACAAATTACGATTTTTTATACATGGAGTAACGAAGGATCTGATGAAAGTCCTAAAGTTAATGAGAGTGGAAGTTGGCAGATTTCTTATGATACATCACTTGATGATGAGAGTGTTGATACATATATAGATCTTCTTACCAAGAAAACTGTATTTTGGCCTGATATATATTTAACAAAGTTAGATCCTAACATAACAATAGATTTACCTAGTGGATACACAGGACTTTATAGTGGTGGATCAGATACTGATAAAAAAGAATACCAAGATGCAATATCTAGTGAGATACCAGTGTTAAATAAAAAAACACCTCACCTTACTGCATCTATTATTGCTTATGGAAGCGCAATAATAGATGAGATATATGCTAGGAATCATGGATCAATAAATAGTGAAAACTTCCTTTCGAGAATATATGAACAGAAAAAGCAAGCTACTGTGGCGAAGAATAAACTTCCTACAGATACGGGCAACTCATGGGACAATTCTAATGACGTTCATCGCTGGTTATTCGTAGATCATACTATGGAACCTGTCAATGGGACGGCATTTTTTAAGTATACTCTTATCTTCGAGTATAATGATCTACAAGATCCAGGTGAGTTTGGTAACTGGGATACATACTTAAACGCAGATCTTCCTGGAGGCCTTATAGATCTAAATATTTATAAAGAAATTGACTTTTATACAGTATTGTTTTCAGGTATGGATGCTGTCTTACCTAATACTAGAGGATGCAGATAATGGGTGATAAACTAAGAGATTTCAGATTAAATGAGAATCCAACTAGCACTAGCTTCACTAAAAATTTAAATCAAATAGTTGCTCAAGTAAAAAAAGCTAATAACATTAAATTAAAAGTAAAAGGTGGTACTGGAGGGAAAAGACATAGCAGAAAAGGAGATACTCTTCAAGTCAATATCCCTAAAACAAAAAATGTAGGAGACACTACTCAATGGGCAATAGTTATAACTCCTCCAGAGTATGATAATCCAGTAAGGAATAACTGGGTTGTTCAAAAAGCTTCAGTAAATACATCTGATGAATGGGAAGGTGATGGAGACGACATAACTATTGAGCGAGTTCTAGGTTATGAGGGATTCGATTCAAATGCCGAGGATGTTCGCAATTGGACTAACTGGCCTTTGACTGATGGGATATGTAAGATAGTAAATAGATTTGATGAGGCAGAAGGTGATAATATATGGTACATGGACATGCCAATGATGTATACTGGTCCTCCTGACGAAGCATCACTAAGATTTAGTCAGAAAGATGGCTACACACAAGCAGTTTGGATTTAAAATATTTTGGAGAGAATAGAAATTGACTACACCTTGGGAAAAACATTCCTGGCCTTTAGAAAAAGGACAGATAATAACACATGAAGCAATAAGAGATGTTAGTAAAAGAGGATTCCTACTGTCTATAGGAAAAAATGCGTCTGAAGAAAGAGCAAAAAGAGAACCATCTATACCATTCGAAGATCCACAAAAATTCGCTTTTAAATGGGAAGATGTCATGCTTCCATATCCTACAGAAGATATAGAATATGATACAGATGCTACTCCTCCAGATGTTAGTCAATGTGAAAAGAATACAGAACAGGCAGGAATAATTCCTGGCTCACTAACAGTGTGGTTCGAACGTTCATTCTCACATGATCTACTAGGAGTAGTCCAAACAGGAGATGACTTTGAATTTAAATTTGCAGCAACATCTGTTACCTTATATGCTTTATATCATCAAAATGGTTGTACTATACTAGTAAAAGATGGAACAGCTACTGCCTCAGAACAAGAAACATTCTTTAGAGAACAGGATGACTTTAGGCCTGGAACTCCTTTTATAGTTCAAAACTGTGATGAAGCATCAAATGATGGCTTCTATCGAGTTAGAGAGGTTAGAAACGATGGAAGTAATGTCTTCGTCATAGTGGACAACAACTCGTATGAACAGCAAACCTTAGTGGCTACAGCAGTAGCTCAAGGGACTGCTACCTGTGACTTTGGAGGAGATTGGTATACATTAAGATCAGGAAATGGCAATAGCACAAACTCAGGCATAGGTAATGGAGGTAAATTAAATAATTTCTTTTCTAACTATGGAGATTCAACATATGAGAGAGGCCCAGATCAGACAGGCCCTGTTGTAGATTTTTGGTTCTCACAGAAGGATTTATTCCACAGATACGAACCTATTGCCTACGCTGTTCCGCCAGATGAGAATCCATCAGGAGTTTATGAGAGTTATCAGCCAAACTGGGGGCCTAATGACTCTAGGTGCCCAGACGGTGGCCAATTATCAAAAGACTTTAATGGGGAATGGGTTAGGACAGATAACCCTAATTTATATTCTACATATGATGATAACTGTCATAGATTTCATATAGAAGCTGATAGTGAAGGTTCATATATATCACTCCCTTCTTCTACATATGAGCAATTTTCCTATTTAGTAGAAACTTCTGAGTTTTTAAATGAGCAAACAGATCCTAAAGAGATACATAGTCCTTTCAAATACAAAGACACAAATGCGAGTAGGTGGAAATATAAAGGTAAAGTAAGATTTAAGAAAAGTCAAATTACTGATCATGAAAACCTTGGTACTTTTGGTTATCCTATACGCACAGGATACGTCACAGAATCCAATACAAAGGTAGGAGCAAGCACTGATCACCAATATGTCTCTACTCATAGTTTTGACGCTGGTGGTAGTAACACGGGTTCTAGAACACAAGATGGATACCTTCCTCCTTCAGATACTTCTGTTCCATTAGAAAAATGGATAGATCAGAGCTATAACGATGCAGTTCAAAACATGGTTAGCAGAGTTTGTGGTTCTGAGAAATGGTTACACGAACCAACTGATCAATATATAACGAATTGGTTTGATATCCATAGCCAAAATTTAGTAGCTCCAGTAGAGTATGGTGCATTTTTCCACCTTAATGGGGTAGAGGAGTGGTTCTGGTACGGAACTTTTACAGGGACAGAAACATACGAAGATTTATTTGCAGCAGAAGGATTAAATGCGTGGAAACCAGAGATGAATCAGTACATGAATCCTTTTCCTCCTATGGATGACGAGCTTTTTGGAGAGAACGGATCTGCCCTGGAATTAATTTTATCTCAGATACCTGACTCCTACGATTGGTGGTTTGATAGCCATACTTTTGTTTCGAAAAGAGTTTGTGATGACGGCATCATATGGCTCTTATCTAGGGGAGTTACATGGGACGATGACAACTTACCAGGTGTATTCAACGGAGTAAGCTGTATCACAGCAGGAGACGTTTTAGAGGCATGCTGGCCAATGACGTCCGCAGCAGGTACATGGCGTCGCACGTTTAAGAACTCACTAGGCAGAGTAAGCAATTCTAAAATGAGAGATGGGAATAGGAGTGATCCTATTAGTGATGAGTATATAAACTACTCTATACATCCAGATACCTCAGTTCCTCAGATAATGTATGGTAGATTTAAGATGGAAGAACCAGAGCCAGATGAATACTATACTTGGAGCCAAGCAATAACTATAAACAATCCATCTGCCACTGATAGTTCTTTTACTCTGAGTGGAAATGAAACAGCTAAATTTAAAGAAGGTTGGAGGGTATTTG